CTTTGCCATATTCTATTCTCCTAGAGTACAACCCAAGTATGACCACTTGGAATTGTTACTGAAATGCCCGTGTTAACTGTGACTGGTCCTACACTTAAAGCACTTTTATTTGTGCTCAGTGTGTAATCTGTTGTAACGATAAGTTCGTTTTCCATAAATACTTTATCATTACCTCCGCCTGTAGCACCGCCACCCATCTCTGCAATCGCGTCTAATACGCCTGCCGTGATGCGGAGTTCAATCCTATCACCTGCTGTATATGCCCTAGCTGTCGTACTCTCTGAGCCTCTAACTACTGTTAATACATCGGTTGACCTGGCAGTTACTTTAACAATCTCAAGATTATTTGCACTGTCTAAGAGAGTTGCATAAAAATAATCAGGTGAAGTTAGCGCTGGGAATCTTGCGCCCTCACCTGTTGTAAGCGTAACACTCGTAGCGGAGCTAGTGATACTAGCGGCTAAGGTTGAATACGCGTTATTAGCGACTTTAACTGCCATTGTCTACTCCTAGTTTACGGTAACCGTCCAAGTAATACCTAATGTATCGGCTGCTGCTTTGTTGATAACAGAGAATGTTGTTCTACATAACATCGTGCCTGTTGTAGCGTGGTTGAAAATACCTGCTTCAGTTACTGCACCTGTACCTACACCCGCACCGAAAGTCACTACGTATGCAACGCTGTTAGTTGTAACAGTTGTAGATGTTAGCGATGTTCTACTAGATGTGATTTTAGTTTCTAGTGCCGTGTTGCCTACAACTGCACCTGTTGTGCCTGTGCCTAACTCCATGTGTGACATTGCTGTCGCAGTCGCATCTTTCATGCGTGATGCAATATAACCCTTACCTGCTGTAACTACAGTATTAGGTACAATTACTTCTTTAGTAACATCACCCTTCTCGTTTGTAAGAGTAAGTTTTAACTCACCCGTCATTTTAATGTTGTCTTTTAACATTATTTTCTCCTATGTAATAGTGGTTATATTAGCCATATACGCGCCGATTGTCAACGTCGGATAGTGGAAGTCTACCACAAGTCCTGCACCACTTGTATCAGGATATGTAATTAGACCGTGGTTCATAACAGGTTCGTTGACTAAACCTGGCGCACCGATAGTGCCTGTATGTGCTTCGTAGCGGGTACTGTCAGCTTCACACCCGTCAGGGAACATAGCCGAATTTATTAAACTGTTATCGCCGTTTAGTAGGCAGTCGTAGTCCGCTACTGCTAACGACCTTGGGGTGTGTATAAATCCTGACTCACCGTCAGACATAAATACTTCATCCCACATTTGCTCTGTCTCACCTAAAGTCAGTGTAAGTACAATGCTCTCAGCTGCTGTCACTGCATCAGTTTTATATTTGTTATAGGTAAACGTATTGAGCACGTCTGCCATTGTGATGAGGTCAGACTGGACAGATGTAGGGTTAGTAACTGTAGAGTCAGAAGCCGTTAAGGTCTCAGTCTGGTTGCTTGTAGGGTTAGTAGCGACGCTATCACTTGTCGCTGCAGCCGACGTAGCTACAGAGGTTATGCTCTTCGCGTCAGAATCTGTTGCTGTGAGTGTGCTCGTTGTACTCTTCGCCGGGCTAAGCGCTGTACTATCTGAGGCAGTCACTGGGTCAGGGTCTACATCAGCGTCACTCATATCGAAGTCAACGGATGAATGGAATATCTTACTTACTACTGCTGTGACTGTTACATCAGAAGCCTCAGTAATATTAATAGTCTTAGCCGCACTATCTGCTGCTGTCGCTGTTGATGCTGTAGTAGTTGCTACAGATTTAGCATCTGAGTCGGAGGCGGTTAGAATTTCAGTAGGGTTTGCACCTATGTCTTTCTTATTAACTGTATCACTAGCTGTTGTAGCAGAAGTTGCGCTAGTAGTCACACCCTTCGTATCAGAGTCTGTTGCTGTTAGTGTTTCAGATATTGCCCTACCTAGGTCAAATGCTGTAGCATCTACAACAGTTACCGGGTCAGGGTCTACATCGTCGTCACTCATATCGAAGTCGACAGACGAATGGAATATCTTATTAAGGGTCGAGTCTGCTGTGACTGAACTTGCAAACGCCTTAGTTACGTTAACAGTTAGGGCATCTGCTGCCACTAGAATTTCTTCTTCGCTCTTAGTTACAGCGATTGTATTAACTAAATCAGACGCAGTAACTGTCTGGGCTTTTAGTATAGTTAGCGGTATTATGTATGCTGTCGCACTAATTGATGTTGTTGGGGCAGCGGTTAAGCCTATAGAGTTTTCAGCCTTAGCGTGCGTAATGCCCGATACCGAAGCCGAAGCTAGGATAAGGGTTGATACCGCCGCTGAAAACTTTATGTTCACTAGAAATTCTCTCTAACTCTAAACCTTAATGTGTCATATACTGTCTGTACGTCACTGCCATACGACACGACTATCTCTCCTTCGTAGGCGCCTGCGTCGACGTCTAAGATACCGCCGCTGAAGTCGAACTGTACCTTACCTGTCGTACCGCTATCTAACTTAGTTGTTGATATTGTTGATAGTAGTGTTGTACTACCCATTGCTCTAAACTTAACTGTAACAACTGTTGATGCGACAGATAAATCTAATGCTCCGCCTGCTACGTCGTCTGTTAATGTTAAAACTATTACTGGTTTCTCATCACCTTTTACTAATCTAATTACATCAGCCATATTATCCTCAAGCTAGTGGGCGCATCTCAACAGTCATAGATGCTCTTGCAGCGCCTAGAGATGTTCTAGCTCTGCGCTCTGAAATTTGAAATGAAAACTGCTTCGCATGGTATGTTGCTAGCTCTCTGTCACTCCAGTCTTTATTAGGGAGGACAAGTAGGTGTTGTAGCGCACCATGCATTATTACGTTCTCTAACTCATCTAAGACAGACTTATCCATCTTTGTAGCAATACGTAGTGGCTTTAATACTACAATCATCTTAACATCGTACTTCACTGCATCGTCGGGGACGGGGGCTAATGCGAAGTTATCAGCATCAAGCTGAGTGATATACCTAGGCTCTGAACGTTCGTCAGTAGTTGCCTCGGGCCACTTAGGTTGTATGTCATGTAAGTGCTCAATAGTAACAGGCTCTAACCTGCGGCCGTTAACAGTCACAGTTAGGAATGCGTGAACCTCTGCATCTGTTGGTGCGCTGTACGCATAGTCGTACACACCTGGAGTTAAGCGCAGCTTAGGCTGCTCATAACGCCAAGATAGTGTTCTCTCACAAGCCTCGATAGCCGCATCACGAACATACTGTTCGATGATAGGCGTCGGACAGCCTGGAACGCTTGGAGCTAAACGAGATACGATTGTACTAAAATCACGTGATGCCATTAGATAACCTCCTCATCTTTCATACCTGAGTTCTCAGTATCAGTCACCGGTCTACTCTGAGCGCCTACACCTAGAGCCTGTGTGAAGGACTCCTGGAATAGCTTAGCTCTATTAGAATTAACATGCTCATTATCGATAGACTCAGCTAAGAATACTGTGGCATCAAGGACTACAGGGAAGTAAGCATCTGATAATAATGCTACTGCTGTAGTTGTATCGTAGTTAGGTGGGGACTGTGTGTACTCTATAACTAACTTTTGACCCGCTGGGGCTTTAGGGTAGATAAAGAATCTATTCGGGTTGCGTACATGACGCATCCAGTTTGTTGCAGCAGCTGCTGTGTCATTCATCCACGACGGCATTGCTTGGTCTAGTGTTTCGCGGTTTACTTCGATAACGCCGTTACCGCTAACTACTGAATATACCTCAATAATTCTAATAGAATCAGTTGGTGCGGTTTGTAGCACTGCATCTGTTACGCACGTTACCTCGCCAATATAGGCAAATAAGTCGGGACGTAATACCGCGATTCGCTTAAGTGCTTGGTTTGCAAACCCGAGTAACACCGCATCAGTGTAGCGTTGGGGCGAATCAATATCTTGTAGGATACGCCTAGTCTCGGTAATTACGTCGCTTAGTATCATTTAGGTAAACCTTTTGATGCTTCCGCCTCTAATTCTACATGAGTTGAATTAGGTGTTTCAGGTATTTTCTTAGTTGTTAAGTTCATCTTTGTTTTTCGTTTCTTTTGGTTCTTTGGAATATGTTTCTCAGGGAATGCTATCTCTTCAGAAACTTCTTCGCATAATTCGTTGGTGGCTAGGTATTTGTCCCATCCATATATAGTGCCGTCAGTTTTGTGGCGTAACCATCTTTGTCCTTCCATAGTAATTCTCCTCTAAAGAAAAAGAAAAGCAGGGGGCCGAAACCCCCCACTTTAACTTAGCTTACGAACAGTCAGCAACGACTGCCCATAAACGCATTACTGCAGTGTCAGTAGCATTGATTGTCTTAATGTCAATCGTGTCTGCTGAACCGTAGTATTTGCCGTGGCCGAAACCTACTGGAGTAGTTGGGTTCGCGTCAGAGGCATAGCCTGCTGCTGCGTTACCGTTTACACCGTCAAGGTAACCGTCAACATCAGAGCCATCACCAACATCAATAGTTAGTGTGCCGCCTTCTGCTGTCGTTACATCTAAGCCAACTGCTAAAACCATAGTCTTAGCTGGGATAGACAATGCTTCAATCACATCGTTAGCGCCAAGTGCTGTTGCACCTGCTGCTGCACGGTCCGTAGTAATTTTAGCGAAGTCTAAAGTAACTTCTAATACACCGGTCTTGTAAGTACCAGACGACGTATGTGCGCCTGTTCCTTTATTAAAACCGATACCATCTGTATATGTAGCCATTTTATATCTCCTATATTACAGTGTGATTACTGACTGAGACAATGCTTCAGGTTTTACTACCTTGTAGCCATATACTTGCAAGCCACGGATAATGTTACCGAAAGTTGTTTCAGAACGTAAAGTCTCAAGGTTAGTCATTTGCGAAGCAAACGTCATACCCATCTTATGACCAGCGATTACATCAAACTCAGAACCAGTCTTTTTCAAGTTGTGGCTCACGTATAACGTGAATCTGTCAATCATACCTAAACGGCCGTTACGTAGCGGTGAGTTACCATCGCCAGTGATTGATGCATCCTTAAGGTCTGATTGCTTAATGTACGCAGCCATCTTAGCTGGGATGATTAAGAAACGGTCACTTTCAGGAGCGTTAGCTTCGTCAAGAGTTAAACCCATGTTGATGATATGCTCGATAACATTAGTCTTAGATACAGCAACTGGAGTACCAGCTACGCCTAAGTTAATGTTGCCAGAGATAGCACCCGCTGTTGCGCCCTTGTTGCTAGCTGAAATACCCGGAAGGATATCAGATAACACGCGTTGGTCAATCTTAATCTTCATACGCTCAGAAGCGTCCTTAGACCATTGGTCCATCATCTTGATGTCCGACTGAACTTTATCAACGTCGTCTTCAACCGCAGCAAAATACTCACCTTTATCGATAAGTAATTGTAGCTTAGGTTTGTCAGGGTTCTCAACGCTTAGCGTTTGACCTTTAACATACGTCTTGATTGTTAACTCAGGGGTAGTACGGATATTAACCGTGTCGCCATAAGCTTTGATTTCACCTTCGTAGTCAGTGTTTGAGATTGCAGACAACACCGTAGCGTCGTAGAAATTCTCAATCAGTTTACCTGACCAAATTTCTGGGATAAAGTTCCCAGTGTATGCTGGTTTACCAGCTGATACTGCAAAAGCCATTGTAGCCTCCTATATTATATTATGCAGTGACAATACGACCGTCTCGCTGTGCAGCGAAAATGTCGCGCTCTATTCTAGCACGTTCTTTATCTTGACCTTTATATTTACCTGACTTGACACCATCATAAAATGCGGTGATATCGGCAGGAGTATATGTCTGGTCGCTATTCGATGCAGGAGAACCGGCGGATTTACCCTTACCCGGTGCTACCTGTTTCTCTAGCTGACTCTGTGCGCTAGTTGTTTCTTG